TCGCGTCGCTGCGTTTCAACGTGGTCCGACCGCTGCAGGGCAAGGAGCTGGGCATCTTCATGTCGCGTCGCGAAGAAGCGAAACAGCGTCTGACCGCCGAACCCGACACCTCTCAGTACGTCGGACCCAAGGCATCGGGTCGTGGCGTACCAGTGGGTCGCGGCCGCCGGTAACTACTCCGCACGCCGGCCCACCCTTCATGGCAGGGCACCAACGGTTGTAAAGGGGCCGGCATTTTCCCCCGTTCCATCAGGAGTTACTACAATGGCACGCAAAAAGAGCGTAATCCTCACCCCGGCCGAGAAAAAGGCTGCCATCAGCACCGCCAAGGACGCTGTGAAGAATGCCAAGGCCAAGCTGGCCGAGGTCAACAAGGCCCGCAAGGCGCTGGACAGCGAGTACGCGAAGGCCGTCAAGGCCAGCGATAAAGAAATCGCCGCCGCGCAGAAGGCTGTCGCCGCCGCAGAAGCCGAGTTGCTGAAGCTCAACCCTCCGCCGACTCCGAAAGCCGAGCCGTCTCCGGTGGGCGTGTAACCCAAGGCGCTGCGACCCCATAGAAGCCCGGGCACTCGTGTTCGGGCTTCTTCCTTTAGGAGTTTCCCATGAATCACAACGCTCTGGATAACGTAATCACACAGGCGCGCCATCTGCAGGAGATCTTCACATGCCTCGACCCCCACTGATCGGTATCGCCGGCCGCGCTCGGTCCGGCAAAGACACTGTCGCCAACTTCATCATCGCCGCCATTGGCGGTTACCGGTACAGCTTCGCGGACCCCATCCGCGCCATGCTCGTACCCTTGGGCGTGGACATGAACGACCCGTACTGGCAGACGCGCAAAGAGGACGTTATACCCGCGCTCGGCGTCAGTCCTCGGCGGATGATGCAGACCCTCGGTACCGAGTGGGGGCGGCAACTGATCAACCCCGATCTGTGGATCATCATGGCTCACCAGCGCCTGCTGCAGAACGGTCCGGGGATGGTCATCCCGGACGTGCGCTTCGAGAACGAGGCGGCGTGGATCCGCAAGCACGGTGGTTGGATCATCCACGTGATCCGCCCCGAGGCCAAGGCGGTCGAAGCACACGCGAGCGAAGACGGCATCGAGATGCTCGACGCCGATGCTCAGCTCTTCAACAGTGGTACCCTTGAGGAGCTTCAACTCTCCGTGAGGAAACTGCTCCGTGTCTACGACTAAGCCCGAGAACCGGTTCATCGAGAGCGTGCATCGTCACCTCCCGATGACCTACGCCGAGAAGATGAACAACCCTTGGCGTGCTGGAACCGCTGACGTCTGGTACTCAGGCGATCGCGGCGATCTGTGGATCGAATACAAGTTCATCGAGAGAATTCCGAGAAGCGCAGAGATTCTTCCGGATCTCACACCGCGCCAGAAGCGGTGGCTCAACAATCGATTCGATGAAGGGCGCAATGTAGCAGTCGTGCTCGGAACACCGACTGGTGGTGTGATCTACCGGAACAAGGAGTGGATGCGTCCGCTCGACCACGTGACCCTTGCAGGGCTCATTGTGCCGAGGGACGAGATCGCACGGTGGATCTTTTCACAGGTCGGAGCCAGCAAATGTCAATCGTTGACATAGCGATAAAGGCCTCCAAGGTTGTTGTCGCGAGTTACCGAATTCTCACTACATTGATTATTGGTTACTACCTAATCAAGGAGACAATCCGAAAGGAGAAAGATGGACGAAAGTACCATTCTGATGGCGGAAGCCCTAGCCCAGAACATGGTGGAAGCCGGAATCAAGCGGGCAGTTAGCCAACTGCCCAAACAGCCACCGGACTTCGACGGTCGCTGTGTCGACTGTGGCGAGGAGTTAGCGCCTCCTCGCCTCTCTTTCGGAGCAATCACATGCGTGCCATGTCAAACAATCCGCGAACGGAGGGCCTCGCTCATGAGGCGGCCGTAGCCGCATTGCAGAAGTGGTTGTGGGTCTGCGTCGCCAATCGTGTACGGAGGTGATCATGACCTTTTCCACCCTGAAGGAAGCCGAGGCCGTGGCCGGCAAGCTCGGAAGGCCCTCCAAGATGCCCGGCTACGCCTACGGACTACCAGCGCGCCACTGCCCGGTTGGCTCACTTTTGGTCAAGATACCGGGCTCTGTGTGCTCCGGCTGCTACGCACTCAAGGGCCGCTACGTGTTCAACAACGTGCAGCGAGCACAGGAGTACCGCTTCAACTCGTTGAAGCACCCGCAGTGGGTCGACGCCATGGTCTTCATGATCAAGAAGCGGAAGTGCGACTACTTCCGCTGGCACGACAGCGGGGACATTCAGGGCCTGTGGCACTTGGAGAACATCGTCGAAGTGGCTCGCCGTTGCCCCGAGACCAAGTTCTGGATTCCGACCCGTGAGACCCACGTCGTGAAGCAGTACCTCTCAACTCACGGCGCGTTCCCTCCGAACCTCGTGGTTCGCGTATCAGGAGCAATGATCGATGGCCAAGCCCCAACCTACTTCGCCAACACCTCCACTGTCACGACAGGTGGAAACCCTACATGCCCCGCCTACAAGCAGGGCGGTGTCTGCGGAACATGCAGGGCTTGCTGGGACCCTGCTGTTCGAAACGTCTCATACCCCAAGCACTGAGGACGACGAGCAGGAGCGGGTACTCCGTGCTATGTCACCTAACCGCCGCAAGGCATTTCTCAAAGGAGCTGCAATATGAATCTGCACTTGAACGTCGCCCGTGCCGTGTTCCAAGCGGACGGCAAGCCTGACACCGAAGTCCGCGTACTGCCCGACCCGAACGGCGGCGTGTCATTCTCCATCAACTTCGGTGGCACGGATGTGATGAACTCTGGTTTCATCCCGCCGGAGCGAGAGCTCCAACTGGCCGAGGCGCTGCAGTTCATTGCCGATACGATCGGTGCACGCGTTCCGGGGCGGCTTAGTCCGTTCGTTCGTGGGTGGATCGACACCGCTGCCGTCGCCCACCACACCGCGAAGTCCAAGGGCTTCTGGGAAGACGGCGTCGAGCGCAACAACGGCGAGCTGCTGTGCCTGATCCACAGCGAGATCAGCGAGGCGCTGGAAGCCCTGCGCCACGGCAACCCGCCCGACGACAAGGTGCCCGAGTTCACCAGCGTTGAGACCGAGCTGGCCGACGCGGTGATCCGCATCATGGACCTCGCCCATGCCCGTGGCTGGCGCGTTGCGCAGGCCATCGAGGCCAAGATGAAGTTCAACAACGACCGTCCGTACAAGCACGGGAAGGAGTTCTGATATGGCCAAACCAATCCACCCACAAGCCTTTCTGATCGCCGAGACCAAGATCGACCTCGACGCAGTGCGCGCAGCACTTACCCCGCTTGGTGCAGGGCACTGGTCCCCGACGAGCGAGGGCACTGACGCTGACTACCTGATCGAATTCGCCGGCAAGTCGTGCTACATGTCCTTCGACACGTCGCTCAACCAGAACCTGACCAAGGTCGGCACTCGCAGCACGCACGACTACATCCAGCAGGGCATCATCGCCAACAAGCACGGGAGCGTGCTGGAGCACGCCAGCGTTACCTTCTTCTTGGTCAACGTGTCCCGCGTCGTCACACACGAGATCGTGCGGCACCGCGCCGGCGCTGCCTACAGCCAGACATCCGGGCGCTACGTGCGCAGTGACGAGATCTCCTACTACATCCCGAAGGACATCTACGACGCGGGCGGCCATGTGCTGTCCACGTTCACCGACGCCTTCCAGCAGATGGAGGACAACGTTCGCAAGCTGGTCAGCGCCTCGAACATCGACTCCAAGCCCTTCTCGCTGAAGAAGCGGCTGACGAGCGCATTCCGCCGGATCATCGGTAACGGGCAGGCGAACCACATCGTGATTACGGCCAACCACCGCGCGTGGCGGCACATGATCGAGATGCGGACTGACCCGCACGCCGAGGAAGAGATCCGCGTGGTCTTCGCCGATATCTCCCGCCAACTGCGGGAGCGCTTCCCTACCATCTACGCCGACGCGCAGGTCAGCGAAGTGGATGGTATCGAAGTGACGAAGTTCAAGTACTCGAAGGTCTGATGAAGGTACTCATCGGCGGGCTGCTGCCTACACAGCAGCGGATCATCAAGGCGGCCTGTCCCGCCGGCATCGAACTGCGCTTCGTTGCTGCGGACAAAGACCCTCGCGTCTGGGGGCGTGTCGGCAGGCACTGCGACTACTGCATCCTGATCACTGACTTCGTGGGCCACAAGCACAGCGAAGGGCTCGAAGCAACAGGGTGCAAAGTGATCCGCCACACTGGCGGCATCACTCGACTGAAAGAGCTCCTACGGGAGCTACCAGAAAGGGCCCCGTAGGGCCCTTTTATTTTTGCCTGTTTCAGAGTTGCTTAGTTACGCTGCTTCCACTTGGCAGCCATCCACGTCTTGATCTGGGTCCCGAATTTCTCCCAGACCGCTGCACCGACGACCACACCTATGAGAAATCCGAACATGGTGCCTCTCTTCTCGGTTAGATGATCTCGCAAACCCCAGCCGTGCAGGCCAGTTCCTTGGTGCCGGTGGTGTTGTCCTCCTTCTCGAACTCCTGCAGCTTGGACCAATCCACGGTCGGCATCTTGGCAACCAGCGCCTCGTACTCCTCCGCCGAGCACTCGATGTAGGGAGCCTGCTGATACACGTGGTCCGTGTGGGGTAGGAAACTCACGCCACCGATGTCATCGAAGTGGTTGTACACCCAATCGCCGACCGCCAGCCATTCGTGATCGCGCACGTAGACCGTGATCGACGGGTTGTGCTCACACCAGAACCGCTTGAACATCAGGTAGTGCTCGAGCTGCTGGATCGCCGACATGTCATTGCGGAACACCGCGTGCTCAGGACCACGCACGGGAAACGAGAACACGTCGGTGGTATCCGGCTTCATCACGCAGTCCTCGACCGGGAATCCTTCGGCGCGCATGAACTGGGCCAGCGGGTCCTTCTTATCCGCGCGGACCGTGCGCACGTAGTACTTGGAGTAGCGCGGGTGGATGCCGGACGCGGAGTCCACGAGCTGAGAGACCGTGCCCGACGGCTTCACCGTGGTGATCGCCACCGATGGGTTGATGCCCAGTTTCTGGGCCCACTCGGCGTTGACCTTGACCGCGTGCTCACGCAGCTGGGTCAGCCACTGCGCGGCTTGTTCGCTCGGCTTGCTCAGCACCTCGTGGTCCATGATCCCGGTCATCGACACGCCCAGCAGGCGCTCCTCTTCGGCGTTGCGCTTCCACACGTTGCGGACGTAGCGGTAGTTGGTCAGCGTCGACTGGAACGTGCCCATGATCGTGGCCACTTCGACCTTGTCCATCAGGTCTTCGAGCGTGTCACCGGCGCGGATGACCACTTCGGTCAGGTTGCACAGGCCCGAGGGGCGCAGGATGATCTCGCCGCACGGGTTGGTGCCGAACTCATGGTTCGGGTCGCGACGACCGAACTCGGCGGCCTTCTTCTTGGCAGCCACGCGGTTGAAGATGCCACGTTCGCCGGACTTCGACTCGATCAGGGCCTGCCATTCCTTGAGGAAGATCTCCATGTCGGGGCGTTCCGTGTAGGCGGCAGAGTTGTTGGCCAGCGCACGTTGGGGCTCGGTTTCCCACCACCTGCCCGACTTGGCCATACGCATGCGATCGTCCGATAGGTTGGACAGGGAGATCAGGGCCGAGCGGCGCACACCACCCACCACGACGATGTCGGCGATCTTGCAGACGAGGTCGTGGCACTCCACGCTGGTGAGCTTGCGGCCGGCAGCGCGCTTGAACAGATCGACGGCGAAATTGAACAGGTCTACCAGCGGTTTCGGGCCAGACGCGCGGCCACCGAACGTCTTGAGCTTGGCACCGGCAGGCCGGACCTTGGACACGTCCCACTTCGGGATCTGGCCGTTATACAGCATGGCGATCAGCTCGCGGAACGCAGACGCCCAGCCGATCTTGCTGTCCCTCACGGTGATCAGGGTGTCGCTCTGGTGGAAGTCCTCCGACACAGTCGGGAGGTTGTTGATGAACTGGCGTTCGACCGAGAAGCCGACGCCGGTGCCGCACATCAGGATGTAGAGGATCTCGTCGAAGGCGCGCACGTGGTCGATGGCCACGTAGGAGCAGTTGAACCCGGCCATCTCATCCTTGTCCAGTGCGGGGCCGGCGGTCATGAGAGCGCGCATGGACGGCATGGTGCGGAGCGTGCGGATGGACTCGTTGATGCGCTCGGCGGGGTACAAGTCGGGGAAACGGCCGGCGAAGAAGTTGGTGTAACGGGAGACAGTTTCCTCCCAAGTCTCACGCCGGTTCTCGTTCTCTAGCCACCGTGCATACCGCGAAAGGTGGATATACTGCTGAAACTGGGTCGGAAGCGCTTGTTTTTGCTCTTGCATTTCGATTCCCCTAAGGACGATGGATGAAAAGCCCCGGGGGGAACCCCCCAGGGCGAGTTGGCATCTATATCATATCAGATGAACCGAGCTCCGGGAACTGTACGGTCGATCACGTCGCCGAAGTCGGTGCGGGGGTCGCCACCGATCCAGCGGAGGATCACCATCAGGTTCTCGAGCGTGGGGCCGAGCAGCCCCTCGCCGGGCACCTTACCTATGTCCACCCCGTGCATGGCCTGCACGCCGAAGTCGCCGAGGCCCAGCAGGCCGGAGCGCTCGACTGCATGCACGAGGTAGTCCTTGAAGCCCCAAGTGCTCGGGGCCGTGCCGGTCAGGGCGAACTTGGCCATGTCGACCGCGAGCATCACCGGCATCGCCAGCATCAGGATGCCCCACGGTTTGGGGTTGTCGTTCTGCAGCTCCCTATTGGCGCGCTTCAGAACCACGTTGTGCATGGCGAACGTGAAATGCTTGAGATGGGCTACGAGCAGGAATCTCGGGTCCGACATCCACACAGGGCGGATCGCG